TCTAATCGATTATGTTGACTTCCGTCCAAGTATTGCAAATACTGCTAGTATTACAGTAGCTAATACTGCCAAGTCAACAATCAATCCTATCGACTACGGTGCATTGACTACACAGATTCTAACTGGTACATTGACAAGCGGCAACGTAACAGTCAATGCTATCTCAAATACATCTGTAATCACCGTCGGTACTTCAGTATTCGCAACCAACTTTGGCATTCCAGTTGATGCAACTGTTGTGTCTATTGTCAACTCTACTGCGATTAATATTTCTTCAGCCGCTACCTCAAGTGGTTCAGCAAATCTAATCTTCAGTGGTGAAGTTGTCAAGTTCGGTACAGAACCACTTAGCACTTCGTATCAGTTCCCAACACCAGGTACCGCACACTCTGCAAACCTTGTGAACTATCAGGGGCGCGTTGATCGTCTGGTAGTTGATACAAATGCAAATATCGTTTCTATTCCTGGCACACCTGGTTCAACTAAGTTGGTACCACCTGCTGAACCAGCGAATACGATGACAATCAATCTGGTATTCGTTCCACCATATCCTTCTGTACCACAGAAGCTAGATCAGAACTATACAAATATTATTGATAAGCATGTTGCTAACGAAATCTATTCATTTGCTCGTGTTGCAAATCACACGATTTCTGTGCCAACATCTTCTACAACAAATACACAAATCAGTCAGCCACTTGTTTATACTATGTCTGATATCAATAGCCTTGCGAATCGTATTGCTGCACTAGAACAGCAAGCAAGTCTATCTGCACTAGAACAGAGCGTAAGCGGTCTAGCGATTCCATCATCAATCAATGGTGCTATCAATCGCTTCAAGTATGGCTTCTTCGCTGATACTTTTCAGAGCAACAACTACACCGATGTGAACAATCCACAGAACACAACAATGATTGTTAACAACGAAGTAGTTGCAACTGTATCTTCTTACAATGTAGGCTTTAACTTTGATACTGCCGATGACACACAATCCGGTGTTACTGGTTCACTATTGACGCTTCCGTATAGTTCTGTGCCACTATTTCAACAGTTGGTTGCAACTAACTCTACTGCATATGTTCCACCACCAGTGACATATACAGGTACAATGTCAGTATCACCAGCAACATTTACCATTCTAACAAACGTACAATCAACACTAGGCACGACATATTCTTCACTAGGATATCCATCAACTGGTTGGTACTTGTGTAGTGCAAGTGGTATGGATCTAGGTGGCTGGAGTTCATTCTTGCGTTCATATGCAATCTGGATCGGTTCTGGTTATGATATTATAACAAATGTTTTTCAAACTGTTGTGAACTTCCCGACAACTGGTACATATTCATTCCAGTTTGCGGCAGATGATACGGGCAGCGTTACACTCGACTCAACTGTTCTGATATCAGGCGTTTCGTATAACACTATACAAACCGCATCACATTCAGTTTCCGCTGGTCAGCATACTATCATTATGTCAATCACAAATACTATTCCAGTTGCTGCTGGTGGTGCATTGGTAATATATAATCCAAACGGCACAATCTTGTGGTCATCAGCACAAGCAGTAGGAACATAATAATGGCAGGTTCTATTTACTCAGTAACTAATGGTGTTGTAGGATTACCAAACGGGTACACAAACTTGGCTGTACCTCAAGGTTCTATTATAACTCCACCAACTATTGGTCCAGATACACCACTCACAACACCACTCGGTGTAACTGTTGCTGTAGAACAACTTGCTCGTGCCAGCAACTATACCGCATCAAATCAAGCATTCAATCTTTCTGCTACTGGATTGAAGCCAAACACTATTCATACATTCACATTCAACGGAACAAACGTTTCTTCTATGTGTCAGCCGACAGGTGGTGTTCTTGGTGGTCAGTTAATCACAGATGCTAATGGTGCAATCTCTTTCACTTATTTCTACAACTCAGGCATTTCAACTGGGACTAACGTGACCGCCACACAATCATTGATAAATAATCTGATTGGTAATAAGATAGGGCTGTTGAGTAGCGCAGATGGCACGTCAACTGCTCAGGTGACAATCACTATCGCACAACCAACACCACAATCACTGCCATTGAGAAGAGATCCGAATCTGGGTCCACACGGAACGTTTTTTTAATCTGATAGGGCTATAATGTATATCAACTCGCAAACATTTTATTTGGATCCAAACTCAGTCAATCAGAGTGCTACGGTATTTCTGACAAGCGTTGATTTGTATTTTCAGGCAAAACCTAGTGCTACAAACAATGCATCTGGGATTAATAATCCAACAGTAACGATCAGCGTTTCGCCTACAGATTCTAATGGTGCTCCACTATTCAACTCTGTTCTCAGTGGTTCGGTTGCAAATCTTCCATATGCATCTATTAACGTAGATGCAACATCAGCAACTAAAACAACTTTTACATTTCCTGCTCCACTCCAGTTAAATACTGGAAAAACATATGCTATCAACGTTCAAGCAGATGACCCTGCATATATTCTTTGGACTGCACAAATAGGCAATGATATTGTAGGCGCTGCACAGAACACAGGGTTTACTGGCTTCGCTGGCGGTACACCAGGGCAACTATTTGATTACGGCAATAGTGGCAACATTACTCCTGTCAATAATGCACAGTTGAAGTATGGTGTTAGTGTTGCACAGTTTAGTTCAAATAACGCGACATATCAACTTGTCAATGGTGATTATGAGTTTTTTGTTATCACAAATCAAACAGGTTCATTCTTGGGTGGCGAAAGAGTTTTTCCTCTAGTCGCAAATCTTACTGGTACAGTTGCATTCAGTTCAGGTAGCAATACTGTAATCGGAACAGGAACATCATTCCAAAGCACATTCGCGACTAATACTCAGCTTATCGTGTATACAAGCGCGAACACTTATCTAGTCCGTAATGTTGTTGCGATTGCCAATAATACAACAATGACTGTCGATCAGGCTTTTCCAAGCACAAACACTTCAGCAAGTTTCTTTACTGCTCCTATTGGTGTGTCTTATTATAACAACCAATCAGCTAACGTTTTGTATCTGTCCAACTCGACGGCATCAAACTCAAACTACCTCTTTAACAGAGGAACATACTTTACTGCTACTTTGACAAATGGCAATAATCAATATACTGGATTGTCATCAACGACAAATCTATTTGTTGGTCAGCCAATCACTGCAAACGTTGCTGGTATTACTACGGGAACAACAATCTCGGCTATCATCAATACTTCAGCGATCAATGTCTCAACTTCATTTACAGGCACAACTGGTACTGCTCAGGTATATTCATTGACGCCTGTTGTTGGTGAGTTCACGGGATCTACTGCATACATTTCATCTATTGTTAACTTTCCTGTTGGATCGTTTCAGCCAGAAATCGTTATCAATACTCCACAAAGCGCAACATATGCATTAAGTTCTCAGTTTGCATATTCAAGTTCGAACACATATGCACTAACTCCAGTGCAAGCAGCCGTAAACTACGCAAACAATACAGTTTCTGGTTATAACGCTGTTGTGGCATCAAGATCACATGAAGTTGTGGCAGCTACTAACACGCTCTACGGCGTGAGAAATAAATCTGGTGTATTGAACATCACTCTCGCTCAAAACACTAGCGGTTCTATCTATAGCAGCCCTGTTGTTACCTCAGAGGGTCTAGACGTTTATTCTAGCGCGGTGACAATCAACAATACACTAGTTGGTGAAACTGCTCCTGCTTCTGGCTTAGCCGCGTCTAGACACATCACAACCAAGATCAACTTTGATTCGACTTATCCTGCACAGGATCTTGTTGTACAAACGATTTCTTATATTCCCGCTGGCACATATGTTCAGCCTTATGCAAAGATTTACAACTCACACGATTCAGATGGATTTAATGCAAAAGAATGGACGCTTCTGTATCCAGCAAACGCATCATCTAATGCTGTCAGTTCACCAGTAACCAACAACTATATTGCTCAGAGTTGGGGTCTTCCTGCATTTCCACCAAGCGCATACACAGCAAATGGTTCTGTGACTGTTGGTGTTGCATTCTCAGCTACAGCAAACGCGGTAGTGACTGGCGCTAATACTAACTTTGGTACTGAAATCCCAGTCAATAGTGTTGTCAAGATTTGGAATCCACTTATTCCATCAAACTATGTTATTGCTGCCGTAACTTCTGTTACCAGTAATACTGTGCTAACACTTGACACCGCAGTATCAAACACAAGTATTCTCGGTCAACCTGGTTATTATATTGATCTGATCAATGATCCATCACAGACATTTAATAATCCACAAAATCAGAATATTGCAAGATATTACAATACTTCGTTAACACCTGTTGATGGCTATGATACTCTACAAGTCAAGCTTGTATTGGTTTCAAATAACACTTCGGTAACACCTCGTGTTGCAAGTCTAACTGCTATCGGTACAAGTTCATAATGCAAACTCTTATTCAGACCAATGTGCCTGGACTATGCAGAGATTCACGAACGGGTGCTATCATAAATAAAAACATTGGCGAGTTAAATCAGCATTTGACAGAACGCAATCGTTTACTTGAAAATGAAAAAACAAATAAGCGTATCGATGATCTTTCAAATGATGTTAATGAAATAAAAAATCTTCTCAAACTTTTGGTAGCAAATAAAGATGTCAATAGCAACAGCTAACGTTAGTACCACAACAGGCACATTCTATAACTGGATTCAGACAACGAATCAGTTGTGCGCGAACTTGTCACTTAGTATTTTAACGGCAAACTCAACTCTTGGTGTCACCTCAGGTAATGCTTATGTGAATGGACAGTTTTCAGCCAGCACTTTGATTGCACTTGGTAGCATTCAAGGCGGAAACAATACTGTATCAAACACACTTATTGTCACAAGCAATGTCACAATGAACACTGCCACATATGTTGCTGGTCAAACAGTATTAACGACAGGCACAGCAAATCAGATTGTTGACAAGTTTCCACTTACTTCTTTTCGTAGCGCAAAGTATCTACTTCAGATTGATACGGGTATTGGACACCAATGCACCGAAATCATGGTTTTACAGGATGGTGGAGCAAATGTTTTTATTACAGAATACGCAACGTTACAAACTAATGGCGTTATGGGCACTTTCTCAGCCAATATCTCTTCTGGTTATGTCAATCTTCTAGTATCGCCAACACAGACTACGGGTAATGTCAACTTTGAAAGAACTTCACTGTCTATCTAATATAAATAAAAGAAAAGATAGGAAAGTGTTATGGTTGTTGCGTATACATATCTGATAGGTTGGAAAGAACTTGATGTCTGGTATTATGGTGTAAGATATGCTAGAGGTTGCAACGTTGGCGAATTGTGGAAAACATATTTCACATCATCAAAACACGTATCATCATTTTGTCAAGAAAATGGTGCACCAAATGTGATACAAATAAGAAAAACATTCGATGATATTGATTCTGCTCGAAAATGGGAAAATAAAGTATTGAAAAGAATGAATGTTGTCAATCGCGCCAACTTTCTAAATAAAACAGACAACATATCAATTGATCCATCGAGTAGTCGTCATTTCGGAGATGATAATTGGATGAGAAATCAAAATTGGAATGTTGACGCCGGCGGCAGAAAGCATCCTCGTTTAGACAAATTACATACATCCGAATCTAAAAAAAGAATAAGCGAATCTCTAAAAGGAAGTAATAATCCTAATTTTGGCAAAAATCAATCAGAAGAGCATAAACATAAAAGATCAATTTCTATGATTGGCAAAAATCTGGGTAAAACTAGAACAGAAGAACAAAAATTGAAATTGAAAAATAGAAAATCTGCATATAGTATGGGTTACGTTCGTCCTAAAGAAGAATGTGTATATTGTCACGTAATGGTGGATGCGCCAAATATGACTAGATGGCACGGTGACAAATGCAAACACAACTATAATAAAATATCGGTAAAAGGATAAAATATGGCGGCCCATGCAGACATCATTTTAGATCAAGGCACAACGTTCAATACAACATTGAACTTGACTGGCGATAGTGGTCAACCATTAGACTTGACTGGCTACACTGCCCAGGCACAAGTTCGCAAGTGGTATACGTCTTCCAACTCTGTATCATTTAATGTTTCGATACCTCAACCAACAAATGGAATCATTGAGTTATCACTAGACGCAAACACAACTGCGGCTTTGTGGTATGGTAGGTATGTCTATGACGTAATCACCATCGACACAAGCAATAACATTGTCCGAGTTGTTGAAGGCATCTTGACAGTTACACCTGAAGTCACTCATCTTTCTGGAGTGACATATGGCGATTAATGTAAGAATTAGCCCTACGGGCAATTCGAATATTAAAATCGGAACAAATACATTTGCACCAAAATCGGTTAAGGTTGGTGCAGAACATGAAAACATTGAAGCAGAAGTATCTGCTCCAGTAACTAATCCTATTCGATTTTCAACAAACGCGACACCTATTGTAATAAGAAATGATGCATTGATTGCCGCAAATGAGTTACGTGGTCTATTAGACGTTGAACTACTTGACGAGTCTGATGGTAATACTCTCGTATATAATGCTGAAGAAGAAAAGTTTATTCTGGAATCTCCAAATAACTTAAACATAACTAGCATCGATGGCGGGAACTTCTAATGTCAAATACAATCGTTCAAATCAGACGTAGTAACACATCAGCTACACCAACTACTACGTTGAATGGCGGTGAACTTGCTTATTCGTATTCATCAAACGGATTCTTCATCGGCGCTCAGACTGGCGTTGGTACAACTGCTTTGCTCATTGGTGGTACCAAATACGGATATGTCAATAACGTAGTTACGCCTGGTACTCTTGCCGCTAATGCTACGGTAGTCGTTGACGCCAACTCATTCATTTCAAATACACTGACTTCAGGGTTGATGATCACAACATCAGCTTTGACTCCATCAAACGTTCTAATCACTTCTATTTCTAACTCAACATCATCATCAATACTTGGTGCAAATGCATCTGGTGGCGGTTCTGGTTCAGAACTTGTAACATCACAAGCTATTATCACATATGTCTCTGGTAAGATCGCTTCTGGTGGTGCTAACACTAGCTTTGCATATACATGGACAAATAATCAGACGTTCTCTGGAAACAGCATCACATTCTCTGGTGGTAATAGTTCTGTAACTGCGATTGCGGCCAACACAATCCAAGCAAACTCACTCAGCACAAATGGTGCGACTTTTGTTGCAAATACAACTCAGGTAACTATTTCTGGTATTCCATTAAATGCTAACGGCTCAACTGGTACTGCTGGTTATGTTCTAACAACAAATGGTGCCACAGGCGCTCCTTACTGGGCTGCTGCTTCTGCTGGTCTAACTGGTGCCCAGATCGCTGCAAACAACTGGAACTGGTCAAATACTCAGACATTCCAGAACACTATTACTTTTAGTTCTAACGTTTCTATTGGTGTATATGCCAACGTTGGTAACGTACAGATCAACACAACATCGATTTCTGTTGCTGGTAATACATCAACTGCACCATCTTTTACAATCACAACAAACAGTACAACTTCTGTTTCTTACGGTAATAACACAATCTCTGGTGCGCCACAGTTTACCATTCAGAACTCGTCATCTGTTGCAAACTTAACATCAGCAAGTCTTGCAATCGGCAACAGTTCAATCACATCAAGTGCTAATATTGTTGTACAATCAAACACTGGTTCTACTTTTGTTCAGGTAATCAGTGGTACGGGTGGTGCATCTATTGCTAACCTATCATCGACAACATTGGCAATAGGCTCAACTGTTGTTCAGGGTTCATCAGTCAATACTGCTACAGTAAATGCTGGTACGATCTATGCAACTACTGGTTTCTCTGGTCCATACATCAACGTATCTGGTCAGGTGAATGCTGCTACGATCTATGCAACAACATCAGCTAATATCGCATCAGCCGTACAGCTTAATGCAACAGGCGTTTGGACCACTGGCACAGTAAATGCGACTACAATACAGACTGGTGCCACATTTACTGCTAACTCTACACTAGTTAATGCTACTGCCGTTAATATTACTGGTCAAACAAATACCGCAACACTTTTTGTCACTACATCAGCCAATATCGCATCATCTAACGTAATCGCAAATACCTCTGGTGTGTTTGTCGCAAATGCTACAGGTGTTGTTAACGCATTTGCACTTAAAGCTGGTTCATACGGCACATCAAGTGGTGGATCTCTCGCCAATACTTCTGTATTAGCTACTGGCAACAGTTATATGAATGTTGTTATTGGCTTTAATGCTGGTGATTCATCTATCGCAGAGTTTGCTGGTAATCAAAACAACTATGTCGAAATGGTTATGTGGAATGCCAACACAGGCACACAGTCATCGACAGACTTTATTGTCTTTGATAGTAATGGACCTTCTGGCAATAACTTCGCTGACTTTGGTATGGTCGGTGTCAACTGGTCGAACTCTTCTTGGACGATCAGCCAGCCATCAGATGCTTATCTATATTCTGCTAATACAAACTTGTCGATCGGTGTTGCATCTCTAGGTGGTGGCACAAACTACGTTAACTTCTTTACTGGTGGTCAGTTGGCTTCCAATGAAAGAATGCGTATCACAAACAGCGGCAACGTTGGTATTGGCAATACTGCACCTAATGCTACACTTGCCGTCACTGGTACTGCAAACATCTCTGGTGCCGTTAACTTTGGATCATCACTTACTGTTGGTTCATATCTAAACGTCACAAATCAAATCAATACAGCAACACTATACGTTACGACATCAGCTAATATAGCATCATCTAACGTTATTGCTAATACTTCTGGTGTGTTCGTTGCCAACACTTCTGGTGTTGTCCAAGCTAACTTACACTCTTCGGTTGGTTCTGCTGTTACTCCAACGACAAACGTATCTACTGCTGGCTATGTTTCTGGTAACTCAACAGTCACAGGTCCAACAAACATTGCGATTGCTAACACTCTTGGCAATACAACAATCAATACAACATCAGTTGCAACATCATACGGTTTCAACGTTAATAGTTCAGTTCTTCAGTTTACTGGTGGTAACGTTTCAGCAACATCAGCAAATCTTAGCGTACAGAATGCCATCATTTCTGGCAACTTATATGTCCAAGGCACACTTGCTTCGATCAATACAACCAATCTAAATATTAATGATAATATCATTGGTCTTGCTGATGAAAATAGCCCTAACTATGTTTCACCATCGGGATCAGCGTATAATACCACATCCGACGTAATAGACACTGGATTCATTTCAAGTGCGCCTATTCAGTCTGCAACCAACATTACAGCGAATACAACATTAAACTCTGCTAACGTACAGATGACAACAACTGCTGGCTTCTATGTCGGTGAGTTGATCACTGGTACAAACATTCCTGCGAACACATTTGTCACTGTGGTCAACTCGACCAACTTGATTATGTCTCAGGTTGCTTCTGGTACAAGTTCTGTTGGTACTGCGAATGCTTATTATACAGCATTCTATGGCTTGGCTCGTGTTGCATCTTCAAATAGCTTCTCACTATTTGTTTCGAACAATCAGATTGCTAATCCATCATATCCAGCGAACACAACGCCATTTGGTGCGACGATTGGTGCTACTCAGTCACCAATGCCATTGTCATTCCTTGGTGTCACATCAACTCAGTCTGGTGTTACGATCACAGCGAATTCGACTGTCAATGTCAACATCACTGCTAACACACTATCGCTTGCCACTGCTCTTGGAGCAGGTTCTGGTGGTACTGGTCTACTGACACTAACTTCTGCTGCTGTTCTCTATGGTAACGGCTCTGGACCAGTTGGCCTAGCATCTGCTGGTGCTAACGGCACTGTTCTACAGATTCTAAATAATATCCCAGCATTCGGAGGTATCGACGGCGGGACATTCTAATAAGGATATATTATGACTGAAGAGTTTATCACTGTTTATATTGAAAAGATGAAAGCAACATTAATCGACTTGCAAACGAGAGTCTTGTTTCTAGAGACGGACTCTCATTTCAAAACAAAGGCGATTGAAGAACTAAATATTGAGAACGAAAAGCTTCGGATTGCTTTAGATAAAGCAGGAAAGAAGTCAGTAGCAAAGAAGACTGAAGAAGATTTTTAATACTGGTACATACCAGTTGACTTAGAGGTGCCATATGGCCAATACTGTGTTGCAAGTCTTCCGCACATCTGTTGCTGGTAGACAACCTAATACTACGGTTTCAACCAACAGTCAGTATATCAATGCTGGCGGTCTTGCGTTGAATATGCCAGATCAGATTCTCTATACGAGCAATGGCTCTACATTAATCGTGGTCGGCGCAAATGCTCCATCATATAGCGTATCTGGTGGTAACGTATCGATCAACTCAGCCGGTGTCTTTGTATCCAATACAACTGGTGTAGTAAACGCTGCTGTACACTCTGTCGGTACTTCATTTATTGCCAACTCAACAGGTATAACCACAACAGGTTATGTAAATGTTGCTGCTGGTCAAGTAGTATCTTGGAATAATGATTCGGGTATTTCTCGTTCTGCCGCCGCATCATTGTCTCTAGGCAATGGTACACAAAACGATTCATCTGGTACATTAAATCTTACAAAGTTATACGCGACAGGCTCTATCAACGTTAGCACAACATTTACTGCTAACTCTACATTGGTAAATACTACTGCAATCAACATTACTGGTCAAACAAACACAGCAACGTTATTTGTAACGACATCAGCTAACCTAGCATCATCTAACGTAATCGCAAATACATCTGGTGTATTCGTAGCAAATACAACTGGTGTAGTGAATGCTGCTATATACACCGCAACAGCAAACGTTACTGTAGGAAATGCAACACAGAACGTGGTTATCACTAACGCAGCGACCACGTTCTCTAACTCTATTATCACAGGGTTCCTTGCAAACGTAAACTTACAATCAGTAACAGCATATACTCTTGCAAATACGGATTCTGGTAAAATACTTGAAATAAACAATACTGCTGCTGCAACCGTAACACTTCCAAATAGTGCGCCCGCTGGGTTTACTTGCACAATCGTTCAAGTAAATACAGGCAACGTTACATTTGCTAACGCTGCTGGTACAACATTCTTTCATAGATCAACTGGTGCAAATACTGGTGGACAATGGGCATTAGCAACAGTGTACGTAAGATCAAATGCTGGTGCCGCGGCTGTTTGGGTACTCGGTGGAGATACTGCATAGTGTTTATTATGCCATCTATGATTGGGCTTGAAAAGAGAAGAACCTCTACAACCGTACACAAGTACACCACGTCAGGCACAGGAACTGAAACAATACCCACAAACACATCACAGGTTATTATTGAAGTGTGGGGCGCTGGCGGTGGTGGTGGGCATGGTTCTAGTTTATGTATCACTACTGCTGGTGGTGGTGGCGGATCTGGTGGCTATTCGAAAAAAACGTTTGCACTAACTTCGACCAGCTGGGGCAAAACTTTCACATATTCAGTCGGCGCAGGTGGCGCAGGTGGATCTGGAACAGCAAGCCCTGGTAGTATTGGTGGATCATCTAATACAGCACAGGGCACATTTACAACATCATTTTCGCTATTGACAACTGGAGGTTCGGGAGGCATTCAAGGAAGTAGTACCGGTAATCAGGGTGCGGGCGGTACAGCTTCTGGTGGTGATACAAACACATCAGGTAATGGTAGTGGCGGACAGACTTTAACGGGCGCTGCTGCACCAAATGGCACAACACCAGGTGGCTCTGCGCAAACTACTAGTGGGGGCGCTGGTAATCCACCAGGTGGTGGTGGTGCTGGTGGGAACTTTGGTGGTTCATCTGGTAGCCCTGGCGGTGCTGGTGCCAATGGTCAAGTTCAGTTTACTTATTCATAATGTTTGTTTGTTATAAATAAGTAGAATATCAATCGGGGAGAGGGAACCGAAATGTCATCTACTAACTCAACATTCATCGCAAAGAATGGTATCATCGCTAATGGCAGTCTAATCTATGCTGTGGGTGGTACGACTAACGTAGGTATCAATAACACTTCTCCCGATGCTGCTCTTACTGTTACTGGTACAGCAAACGTTCAAGGCAACGTTGTAATCACTGGTACAGTGAATGCTGGTGCAAACGTAAACGTCACTGGTTCTCTTACCTCTACAATCAATGTCAACACTGTTACAGTCTATGCCACAAATGCTAGTGTTGTTGCTGCTGGTAATGTTGTTATCAACTCTTCTGGCGTATCTGTTGCAAATGCTACTGGATCTCTTCTTGTTTCAACTATTGGAACAACTCAAGGTTTCTCTGCAAACGCAACACTAGTTACTTTAGGTAACAGTACCGTAAACACACAGATCAATACAACACACTTCTTTACAGGTAACTCCACAGCATATGGCTTTGGCAACTCTACATATGACGCTTTAGTTACTGCGGCTGGTGGGGTAAACACCAGTGTATATCTAATCAACTCATCTTCTGCCAATGTTGGTAATAGCACAGTTTATGGATATGGCAACTCAGTTGTAGAAGCACTTTATAATCTAACAACAAACACAAGTGGTGTTCTAACCGCATCAAACGTTGTTATTGGCAACTCAACTGCCAACTCAGTAATCAACTCAACAGCGGTGGTCACATCGATTGTTAATGCAACGGCAAACGTTTCTACCACAACAGTCTATGCGTCAAATGCTAGTGTTGTTGCTGCTGGTAATGTTGTAATCAACTCTTCTGGTGTAGCTGTTGCAAATGCTACAGGCGCATTGCTTATTGGCACAATCGGTACTACAAATGGTTTCTCAGCAAATACAACATCAGTTGTTCTTGGCAATACATCTGTCGTTACTACTCTTACTCCAGGGACAATCACAGTAACTGGTCTCGCCAACGTAGGCAACGTCAATACAACAACTGTAAATGCCACAACGTTGAATGCAACAACAGTCAATGCTAACTTGGTTGGTACCACAGTCACAGCGAATGTTATTGCGACAACAGTTTCGGCAACAACAGTTACAGCTAACGTTGCTGCTATAGTAGTCAATACTGCTCAGGTAAATGCTACTGCTAATGTCACAGTCGGTGGTCTATTGAACGTCACAGGCAACTCTACCTTTTCTGCTAATGTTACAGTATCAGGCAATCTATACGTTACTGGTGCAGTTACTTACTCAAACACAGTCGTTGCTAATGGTAGTTTCATTCCTGGAGCAAACGTCACATACACACTCGGTAATACTGGTTATGTTTGGTCAAATATTTACGTCACAAACGTAATAGCAACAACTGTCTCTGGCAATCTAAATGCTGGCTTTGTTAATGCGTCGTCAAATGTTTATGTTGGAACAGCAGCGAATAGTGTTGCTGTAAACACAAACACAATCGTTATCGGCAACGCATCTGTCAATGCTACGATCAACTCAACAACATTTACTGGCACATCAAATAGCGCAAACTTTGTAGGTTCTGTATCAGCCGCTAATGTTGTATCTAACGCACAACTATCAGCAAATCTAGGAAACTATCAGACAACTGCTGGTCTATCTACAAACGTAGCAACACTTACTGCAAATAACTCAACCAACTTCAATGGTCAGCCAGCTAGTTATTATACCAATGCATCAAACATGTCATCTGGTACTTTGCCATATGCACAGCTTCCAACAAACATCGTAAACACAACAGCCGCTTTCACGATTGCAGGCAATACAACATTCACAGGCAATACTATTGCAAATGGTTTTGTATTCAGCACAACCTCGATTGTTCTAGCAAACGGTGCATTGTCTGGTGCTTCTGGCAAAGTTCTAATGTCGAACTCGATCAGTGGTGTTTATTGGGGTACAGTAACAACAAATCCAGGAACAGTCACATCTATTGCTTTTGCCAATGGCTTGAATGGTGGTACTATCACATCATCGGGCACAGTCTATGTTGCAAATGCGGATAACAGTATTGCAGTATCAGCCACTGGTGTTTCAGTCAATACAGCATATATTGCAACAACAAATCCTGGCTCATGGGCAAACTCGACCAATGGTTTCACGCTCAATAGTGCTGCTTGGGCTGCTCCAGGTTCTATTGGTACAACTACAGCAAACACAGCAAACTTTACCACACTAAATGCAGCAAGTCTAAACGTCTCGGGTGGTGCTACTGTTTCTGGTAACTTGACTGTCACTGGAAATCTAACACTTGCTGGTACTACAACATTCATCAACTCAACTGTTATCACAACAAATGATTTAAATCTTGTACTTGCGAACAGTGCAACGAATGCCATTACATCAAACAATGCTGGTATTGTTGTTGGCACATTTGCTAACTTGATTTACAACTCAGCTATTCCTGCATGGCAATCAAACGTTGCGTTTATTCCTGCTGCGAATAATCTAAATCTAGGCAACACAAGCTTTGTCTGGAATCTTTATGCTAATAACATTTCTGGTAATGGCGCTAGTGTAACGAGTGTAAATGCAGTACAGCTTGGTGGTGTTTCATTAGGAACTGTCAATACAGCTATCACAAGCAATGCTTCGGCAGCTTACACAAACGCAACATCATATGCAGCAACTATTGCAGCTACCGCATTCACAAATGCTGTTGCTAATGCTGTCGCGAATACAAGCCAAGCTTATGCAAACTCAACAAACGGCTTAGGTATTAGTGGTACAGCGGCGAATGCTACTTTGTTTGCAGGATATTCTTGGGCTTCTCCTGCTGCTATTGGTGGTACTACCGCAAACTCTGCTACATTTACCACAGTAACGGCAACTACATTTACTGGTTCTGGTTCAGGTCTAACTGGTACAGGACTATCATTTACTGCTGGCACTGCAAACAATGCAACAAATCTCGGTGGTGTCTCAGCAGCTTCTTATCAACTAAACTCAACACTTGCTGCGAATGTAGCTACGTTGACATCAAACAATGCAACAAATCTCGGTGGTGTTGCGGCTGCAAGCTATGTCAACACTTCAGGCAACTACACAATCTCTGGTAACCAAGCATTCACTGGTGGAGGCACAACAGTCAACTATGGTGCTGGTGCATATGCAGTTGGCTACAGAGATATTCCACAGAATATTCAGAATACAAGCTATACAACAGCAGCATCAGATTCTGGTGGTCATATCTTCAATGCAGCCAATACAGGAACTTTGACATACACTATTGCCAATAACGCCACAGTTGCTTGGGCGAATGGTGCTGCTATCAGCATAATCAATGGCAATACTGCCACACTTACGATTGCTGGTGCTGGTAACGTTACAATCCAGTTAGCGGGAACTACAACAACAGGAAGCAGAACTCTAGTTGCTGGTGCAACTGCAACTTGCATTCGTGTTGCTGTTGATAGATGGTTTGTTGGTGGAGCAGGAGTATCATAATATGAGTGGTATTCAGATGGCGTTTCTTGGTTCGAAGAAATACTTTCCGCCAGTAACAAGAACATACACATCAGGCAGTGGAACTGATTCTATTCCTACTGGAGCATCACAAGTAGTTATTGAAACTTGGGGTGCTGGCGGTGGTGGTGGTCATGGTAGCAATATTTGTATAACTCAACCTGGCGGTGGCGGCGGAGCAGGTGCTTACTCAAAAAAAACTATATCTCTAACTTCTTCAAACTGGGGTCAAACGTTAAACTATGCAGTTGGAACTGCTGGTAGCGCCGGCAGTTCCGCAGCTGGAGGCACAGGAGGAACGACAACATCTTCTCAGAATACATTTACTACTTCTTTCTCTCTGACTGCAAACGGTGGCACTGGTGGTGCTGCTGGATCTGGTACTGCATTTCAGGGCACAGGAGGAACAGCTAGTGGAGGAGACGTTAATACATCAGGCGGCGGTGGTGGTGGACAAACATCAAATGGCGCGGCATCTCCTAACGGTGGCGCTACTCAGACTACAAAAGGATCGTCTGGTAATCCGCCAGGTGGTGGTGGTGCGGGCGGTAACTTTAGTAATCCTAACGGAAACGTAGGCGGTGCTGGTGCTGCTGGACAAGTTACTTTTACATACTCATAATGATCAAATCTCAATTCCAAAAACATGAAAATGTATATTGGCTAAAAATGGTATTCGCAAAAGCTGAAGATGTATTAGAGATGCATCAACATGGACCAAAGAACTATCATGATACAGTTGTTATCAACGGCAGTATAGAAGCATATGGTCCAGACAAAGAGTGGTTATATAAAGCCAATACTGGAGATTTTTTATATTACACCGATGATAAACAACATCACGAAATCAAAGCACTAGAAGACAATACAGTCATATTGAACTTATATCGTAATCCTATGCCACATGTTGATGATCTTCTTGGTCAATGGTTATAACATAAATAACAATAAACAATAGGAAGAAGCAATGGCAGTTCCAAACTCAAGAGAACAGTTCAAATACTATCTACTCAGAAGACTTGGCGCTCCTGTTATATGACAACACCATATACCTACTTACTACATCATATACCGACAAATATGTTCTATTATGGTGTAAGATATAAAGAAGGATGTCATCCTGACGATTTCTGGACAAAGTATTTCACATCTTCTAATGTCGTTAAATCACTAAGAAAAGAATATGGCGACGATTCTTTTGAGTTCGAGATAAGAAAAACGTTCAAAGATGCTAAAGATTCTATAGAATGGGAACATAAAGTTTTAAGAAGATTGAAAATTAGAGAAACCAATAATGTGTGGTTAAACAAACACGACGGTCGTGCTGTCATATTTACAGAAGAAGTTAAAAGCAATATAAGTAAAACCAGAACAGGACAACACGTAGGTGAAAAGAATCCTATGTATGGAAGAAAAAGACCAGATACTGTAGAGTTCAATAAAAGACCGGACATAATAGAAAAAAGAAGACAAAAAGCACTGACCAACAATCCTATGAAAGGAACAAAATGGTCAGAGGAAAGAAAACGTAAAATGTCTGAAAGAATGTCTGGCGTTAATAATCCTATGCACGGAAAGATTAGACCAGAAGTTGGTGAAAACAACAAGAAGTATAAGACAAAGAGGAATATAGAAAATGTCAATACCTACTAATAGGGATGAATTTAAATATTACATTCTTCGCCGTCTAGGTGCGCCTGTTATTGATATCAACGTTGATGACGATCAAGTTTCTGATCGTATTGATGAAGCTTTGACATTCTTCTGGGACTATCACTTCGAAGGTTCTGAAAAGACCTATTACAAGTATCAGGTAACTCCAACTGATATTGAAAATCAGTATATCACTCTACCATCGAACATCATTGGTGCAGTCAATCTATTCCCTGTTGGTGAATCATTATCATCAAACAATCTGTTCAACATTCGTTATCAGATCACATTGAACGATCTATATGACTTGACTGCTACAACGATGGTACCATACTATCTTGCTATGCAGCATATTCAGTTTCTTGAACAGCTTCTAGTCGGTCAACAGCCACTTCGCTTCAATCGTTACAACAACATTCTATATCTAGATATGGCTTGGGACATTGTACAACCAGGAAGCTTCTTAATCGTTGAAGCATATCAGATCATTGATCCAACCGTATATGGTGGAGTATGGTCAGATCGTTGGTTGACACAATATGCTGCTGCACTAGTCAAGCGTCAATGGGGCGACAACTTAACAAAGTATACAGGTATCAATCTACCAGGTGGAAACAAGTTTAACGGTGATAAGATCAGAGATGATGCTCAAAAAGAGATTGATAGACTAGAACAAGAGATGTATACCACTTGGTCATTGCCTTGCGCGGACATGATCGGATAAACCCGTCTGTGATATGATTGAAGATTTCTATTTGTATAAGTAGTTGTGGGTCACGATGTTAGAGCATCCACCCACACTAACTCTATGCAGGAGAATCAGCATGAATATTTATCTATACGTCAAACAATGTTCCCACTGTGATTTAAAGTATTTTGGCAAAACAGAGCAAGATAATCCATATGTATATGGCGGTTCTGGTGTTTATTGGAAATCACACTTAAGCAAACATAATGCAAAGCATATTACGCTAGAAACGTTTCATTTCACAAATCAACATGAAGCGACAGAGTTTGCTTTAAAGTTCTCAAAAGAAAATAATATAGTTGAATCTGATCTATGGGCAAACTTAAGAGAAGAGAACGGATTAGATGGTGGAAACACAGCAAAGTTTATAGATTATGAAAAGGGAGTTCTTACCAAAATACAAAAGAACACAACGGGCAAAGGCATTGCTAAGTCAAAAGAACATAAAGAAAATCTAAGAAGAAAAGCTTTAGAACAGAAATCCAATCCTTCATATATTGAAAAGTTTAATATAGGGATGTCAAAAAGAATACTTCCTCCTCAAACACAAGAGGATATACAGGCATCCAGAGAAAGAATGATTGAGTATAATAAATCTGAAAATCATAGAGTTTCGGTTTCTAATAGAATGAAAGATGTTCCGAAGAGTGAAGATCAAAAAAAGAAACAATCAGATTCTATGAGTGGCAGACGAGCATTGTACAAAGATGGCATCAGAAAGATGGCTAAACCAAACACTGAAAAGTGGAATACACTAATAGATGCTGGATATACTACCTAACCTATATCTTACAGTACATTACTGAGTATACACTGATCCTAAAGATTGTCAATAGATATTCTATAAATAGAACATAAAACAATCTTTAGGATCATCAAAAGTGCCGACATCGTTTTTCTTTCGAAACTCTGATTACAATCCTGAGCAGAATCTGCTACAGAATCTAGCAGACGAAATGATTCAGATTTTTGGTATCGATTGCTATTATCTTCCGAGAACAACAAACTATATTGATAAGTTATTTGATGAAGCACCAACGTCTTCATTTAACGTGGCTATTCCACTTGAAATGTATATTAATGATTATGAAGGTTTCCAAGGTGAAGGCGATCTACTCAGCAAGTTCGGGCTAAACGTAGCAGACAAACTTACGCTGTCCGTGAGTCGTCGTAGGTTCGCACAAGACATTGGTAGCATATACAACTTGATTCGCCCACAAGAAGGTGATCTTGTTTACTTTCCATTCACAACTGGTATTTTTGAAATCAAGTTCGTTGAACATGAAAGATCCTTCTACCAGACTGGATCGCTACAATACTTTGAGTTGCAGCTAGAGAAGTTCAACTACGATTCGGAACAGTTCAACACTGGCATCGCAAACATCGATTCGATCCAACAGAACTATTCAGTGGCAGACAGTAACTTCTGGTATCTCACCGAAGCAAGTTACGATCTTATTACCGAAGCTGGTTATGATATTGTCAACGAAACTTTTGTTCTAGATGAAATCGATCCATCAACACAGAATGAAGAGTTTGTAGCTTTGGCAAACACCTTCGTGGACTGGTCGGTTACTAATCCATTTGGGAACGACATTTAGATTTTGTGCTTTCTAGCAAAGTGCATAGGAAAGCCACATCTGGCCATTTCTTTTCTACACAAAACACAAGAGACTCTATGTTTGTTTCTATCTGCCGAAGCTGCTTTCCATTCGTCTGTGCATCTTGCCTTTGCTTTTTCTGACAAACGTTCGCGTAGTTCTTGATTATTCATTGCTTCTTTTGTTCCTATAGATATACTATTCTTTTCGTCATTTGTTCTAGGAACTTTATATCTATCGTTTTCCTCTCGTGATTTGGGATTTACTCTATATTTCATAAATCTTTTTCTGCAATTTTCCTTTTCTTCTTCTGATTTATTAGACCATCTGATTGAAGCTTCGCTTGACATCTTAGACAATCTTTCCACAGTAAAACTATTTCTTTGTTTTTGTTTTGTTTCTTCTGAAAGTTTATAACCACCAGAATTTCTCCAACGAATGTTGGATATCGCTTCATTTATATACATAGGACTTACATCTACATTGAAGTGTTTGTGTAGATAAGATTCGTGATTTATAGCAGATTCTCTTGTATCAAATATTTTTATGATTTTGGTTTTGAAAAATGAAGGATTTCGCTTCATCTCTTCAATCCAAACTTTCTTGTGTTTTTTTGATGTAACGGTTCCATGATATCCACTATTGATTTTGGATATCGTGCTGTAACCGATATAGAACGGAGGAAGTTTGTTGCCAATATAAATAGTAATATATGTACAATACATGCTGATGCTCCTTCAAAGCGTTAGAGTAGATGGGTTTCGGCCAAGTCACCGCGATCTACAACTATATTTATATAAACCGATTCGGGAGAAGTGTTATTTTTGGCAACAACTTTTATTTTGGCAGTATCAGAAAGTATATTGTTCTGTTTGGTTCGTTGTTCAATGATATTCTCATTGATCGCGTCAATGAGGCAGGAGATGCTGTTGATACTCTGAAAGTGCCATTATCATATGGTCCAAAAGATCGTTATCTCGTTCGACTTCAAGAGAACCCAGACTTGCTACGCCAGGTCAATCAGGTTCTACCTAGAATGTCTTTTGAAATCAAAAGTGTTGAATACGATTCGAGTCGTAAACTAAACACCATCGGTAAAAATAGAAATCTAACAGACAATGCTAATATTCTTGGATATCAATACAATCCTGTTCCATATAACTTCAACATCGATCTATCGATTCTTGCTAGAAACGCCGATGATGCTTGTCGCATTGTAGAACAGATTTTGCCATTCTTCAAGCCAGAGTGGACAACAGCGATCAATCTCATTCCAGAAATGGGTATTGTGATGGATATTCCTGTTGTTTTAAAAAACATTCAGTATGAAGATACTTACGAAGCCAGTTTCAATGACCGCTATGCTATCATTTGGGAACTTCAGTTCGTTCTCAAAGGCTATATCTTTGGTCCAATCTCAACACAGGGCGTCATCAATACTGTTGATATCAACTTCCGTGTATCTGGTGATAACGATACTTTTGTTGGCAAAATCAGTAACGGCAGTAACACAATCTTTACAAATGCCGATATTGATTCTATCGATGTTGGTTCTAGGATTACAGCAAACGTTCAAGGATTGCCAGCAAATACAACAGTAACCGCGGTAAATACGACATCGGTTTCACTTAGCAACATATATACTGGTTTAATCTCTAACGTAACCTTTACAACTTCTGGCAACTCTCCTATTGCAGAATATGTACAGATTACTCCTGGTCTAGATGCGAATGGAAATCCAACAAGCAATGCTTCCATTTCTATTCCTGTATCAGAGATTGAAGCTAACAGCAACTATGGTTACATAAAAGATTGGTTTACAAACATCGGGTAATATATGAACATAGCGAATAATCAAATCATTTCACAAAAACTAGGCCTTAGCCCAATGAACGACTCGGTTGGGTTTCCGACAAAGAAGTTGCCTGTACAGGCTATTCTTGTTCAAGACGAATCGCAAACCAATGCAGAGAACGATTACGACTTTGCACGTAAGAATCTCTATGACATCATCGAAGCTGGTCAGGAAGCACTCACAGACATGCTGGAGTTCGCAAAGCAGTCTCAGTCGGCATCTGCATACGAAGTTGTTGGCACGCTGGTGAATGGCTTGGTGACAGCTAACCAGAAGCTATTGAACTTAAGCAAGCAAGTCAAAGAGATCCAGAAGATGGACAAAACACCAGAAGAAGCAGAAAAGACTACTGGTAATGTAACTAACAACCTATTTGTGGGAACAACCGCTGAGTTGCACAAACTGCTCAAAGGTGAATAATGGCAGAATACTATAATAATAACCAAAATCTAAAAGCCGTCAACGTTCCTGTTGAGTGGGATTTAGATAAGGTAAAAGAGTTTAAAAGATGTGCTGAAGATCAGATTTACTTTATCAAAACATACTGTAAGATTGTTAGTGTTGACGACGGTCTAATCAACTTCAATCTTTGGCCATTTCAGGAGAATATGGTCAATACATTTGAGACAAATCGTTTCTCTATTTGTAAACTGCTTCGTCAGTGCGGTAAGACAACTACAGTTTGCGCTTACATGCTGCATAAACTTCTTTTCAATAAAAACTATGCTATTGCTATTCTTGCCAACAAAGATATGCAGGCACGAGAAATCCTTAACCGTGTGAAGTTGATGTTTGAACATCTTCCCAACTGGTTACAGCAAGGCGTGAAGCGTTGGAATGAAGGCGACATTGAACTAGAGAACGGATCAAAGGCACTTGCATCAGCCACCGGTGGTTCTGCTGTTCGTGGTAAGACGTTCTCACTTCTATATCTTGATGAGTTTGCGTTCGTTCCTAACAACATTCAAGAATCATTCTTCGCTTCAGTTTATCCTACGATCACTTCAGGTAAGACAACTAAAGTTATCATCACTTCAACACCGAATGGGATGAACTTATTCTATAAGTTGTGGTCGGATTCGGAGCAAGGGCGTAATACATACGTTCGTTGTTCTGTCAACTGGAGAGACGTTCCTGGTCGCGACGAAGCATTCAAAGATGAATATATCAAAAACACCAGTGAACGTCAGTGGAGACAGGAATTTGAATGTGTTGCAGAAGAAACTATGATAGATGTCTACGATACAACAACAAATGAATATATGTGCATTCCTATAAGTCAACTATATAATACACTTTGAGATAGAGTTTCTTGGTTTTATAAATACAATAGAACTAGGAGATTTTTATGCATAGAAAAATATATGAAAAAGAGTATGGTCCTATTCCGAGAGATACAGAAGGTAGATCATATGAAATACATCATGTTGATGGTAACCATGCCAATAATGATATCATGAATCTTACTTGCGTGAGTATACAAGAACACTATGATATACACTATTCGCAGGGTGACTATGGCGCTTGTGTAATGATAGCAAAACGAATGGGTATGTCTCCGACATATATTAGTGATATACAAAAAGGTAAGAAAAGACCTGGTGTTGGCGGTGTAAAAAAGGGAACCACACCTTGGAATAAAGGCATCAGTGGATATTCTTTACCTAAAGCAAGTGAAGCAAAGAGAGGTAAAGTTTATCACAGCAAACTTGGTGAAAATGTTGACGCTATACTTGAACTATACAACACTAGACCATATATTGATGGAGTGGGTAAAGTTCAAAAGAATGGTAAAGTTTTATCATATGAACAAGCATTTAGTAAAAAGTATGCAGAAGAATATGGCGTAACATCTGCATGTATTAGAAAACTAGTAACAGGTAAAAGTTTCAGTGCAGTATAAAGAAAACACAAGATACAGAATAAAAACTCCTTTAGGATATAAAGATTTTTCTGGTGTGGTGTCAAAAACTACAGATACTTTGATTCGCTTTGATTTTGATGATACGTTTATTAGAGTATCACCTAAACATGTCTTTTTGACAGATAGTGGATTTTCTTTTGCAAAAGATTTGTCAATAGGACAAACAATAACTGGGAAAAAAATATCTAAGATTACGCTACTTACAGAAGGACCATATATAGTTTATGATCCAGTAGGCGTTGAAGAATCTGAAACATACTACTCTAATGATGTTGTGTCACACAATACAGAGTTCCTTGGTTCATCTAATACACTGATTGATGGTAACAAACTAGCACAGCTTACCTACATTGATCCTATTCTAACAAACAATGATGTTGATATGTATGAGGACGTTAATGAGAGTCGCGTCTATGCTACTGTGGTTGATACATCCCGTGGTTCTGGTATCGATTATTCTGCATTCATTGTGTTTGACATCACAGACGTACCATATCGAGTGGTAGCAAAATATCGTAATAATGAAATCGAATCTTTGGTTTATCCTACGATCATCTACAACGTGTCGCGACATTACAATGATGCATATGTTCTAGTTGAAATCAATGACGTTGGCCAACAGGTGGTGGACATTCTACAGCACGATCTAGAATATGAAAACGTACTGTCAACAAAGACTAAAGGCCGCGCTGGCCAGAAGATCGGCGGCACTATGGGCGGTGTTCGTTTTGCTATGGGTGTTCGTACCACAACACAAGTCAAGCGTATTGGTTGTGCAAACTTTAAGAGTTTGGTTGAGAATGATAAACTGATAATCAATGACTATGATCTTCTTCAAGAAATGTATCGCTTTGTTGAACACAATGCAAAGTATCAAGCCGAAGAAGGAAGTCATGATGACCTTGTTATGTGCTGCGTTCTGTTCTCTTGGTTAGTACATCAAGACTATTTCAAAGAACTAAGCAACAACGATGCAAGACTTGAAGTTTTGACCAACAATCAGAGACTTATTGAAGAAAATCTTGTGCCATTTGGTTATGTTGATGAAGCATGGGAAGATCCCAATTCGGGTGATGATTTCGAGTCATCCTTCCGACAGTGGTTGATGATGTAGCATCTAGTATTGTGTTTTTATAAATACATCAAAGGAAGCATATTCATAATCCAAGATAAGTGTAAGGGAGATAACAATGGCAATTCAAGTCAGTCCAGGTGTAAGCGTAACCGAATACGATGCAACCACAACAGTACCTACCGTTTCGACTACAACTGGCGCTATTGCTGGTGTATTCCGCTGGGGACCAATCGGTCAGCTAGTTCTAGTTGTTTCAGAAGTAACTCTATGGAAGCGTTTTGGTAAGCCAACCAATCTAAACGCCGAAACATTTTTCACAGCCGCAAACTTCCTTGCTTATGGTAACTCACTATACGTAAGTCGCGCTGCTAACACAACAGATACTACAACTGACGGCTATGGTACATTTAGTGCTATCGCTGATACAAGTGGCGCTATTGTTGCTAACGTTGCTGGTAATACGTATTGGGGTTCGAACGTTAACGCAAACTTCAATATCACAAACCAGACAGCATATAATACTGCTGCAAACAATGGTCAGTTTTCTTCAAATCCAACATATCTCTATACTGCAAAGTATCCAGGTGCAATCGGTAGCAGCCTTACAATCTCAACGGTTGATACTGCTAACGCATATTCATCAAACTTGGTGAATATCTCAAATACCACATTCGCTTTCAACTCAAATACTGCTGTATTATCATTCAACGATACTTCAGTAATCATCAATGCTGCTACTGTTGCTGCTAACCTAGCATCATATGCCGCATATCAAGCATTGACTGTTGGCGATTGGATTACTGCTGGCAACTCATCAATTGGTACACAGACACTACAAGTTGCATCAAAAGGCACTGCTCCTTCATTAGTCATCAATGCTGGCGCAACTTTTACCGCTTCGTCAAATACTGTTACTGGCCTAAGTGGAATGTCAAATGCTCTCATTGGTTTCTCTGTAAGTGCTTCTATTGCTGGTCTTGCTAACAACACAACTATTGTTTCAGTTCCAAGTTCAACATCAGTTGTTCTATCAAGCGCATTCACAGGATCAACCGGTTCAGCAACATTCAAGGCTGCACAAGAGTTCCTAAACGTTTCATTCTATACTCCATACACACTATCAACTCCATATGTTGCATCAGGCAATGTTGGTCGTCTATGGCAGTATTACAGTTCTGTAACTGGCGCACCAGCGGTTTCTTACTACGGTCAGAACTATGGCAATAGTGCTGCTGTCGATAGCATTCACGTTGTTGTCGCAGATACACTAGGCAAGTTTACTGGTGTTCCAGGGCAAATCCTAGAAGTATTTCAGGGGCTATCACGCGCAACTGATGCGAAAACCGTTGACGGCGCAACTAGCTACTATCTAAATGTTTTAAATCAAAACTCAAACTATGTTTGGGTAACAAACCTGCCAACTGCTTCATATGCCAATACTTCAGCCAATATGACAACACTAACTGATGTTGTTCCTACAACTATCGCTTTTGCTGGCGGTCAAGATGGCTTCTCAGAAAGCAATGTTGGATCAAACATCGGTGCAATCACTGCCGCTTATGATCTTTATAAGTCAACCGAACGCGCTTCGATTTCTCTTCTAATGACCGGGAAATCAGACGAAACAAATAGAACGCTACTTGGCAACTATCTAATCCAGAACATTGCTCAGCCACGTATGGACTGCGTTGTGTTCATTTCACCAAATGCTTCATCAGTTGTCAACAACGTAGGTAATGAACTTGCTTCTGTTCAAAACTTCCGTGCTGGCTTAACAGCATCTTCATATGGTGTCATGGATTCTGGCTACAAATATCAGTACGACAAGTACAATGACGTATATCGTTATGTTCCACTAAATGGAGACATCGCTGGTCTATGCGTATTTACCGATAATGTTCGCGATCCATGGTGGTCACCTGCTGGTTTCAATCGTGGCCAGATCAAGAATATCGTTAAACTTTCTTATAATCCAACTAAAGCAGATCGCGATATTCTATATCCACTAGGCGTCAATCCAGTTGTGACATTCCCAGGTCAGGGCACAATCTTGAATGGTGATAAAACACTATCAAATCCATCTGCCTTTGATCGTATCAACGTCCGTCGTCTATTCATTATTCTTGAAAAGACAATATCACAAGCCGCACAGAACTTGCTATTTGAGTTCAACAACTCATTCACGCAAGCACAGTTTGTTTCGCTTGTCACTCCTTTCTTGAAGCAAGTTCAAGGGCTACAAGGCATTCAAGACTTTAAGGTAGTATGCGATTCTACGAACAATACTCCTGCTGTCATCAATGCAAATCAGTTCGTTGGCGACATTTATATTAAACCAGCACGATCAATCAACTATATCCAGTTGAACTTCGTCGCCGTAAGGTCAGGTGTTGATTTCTCTGAAATCGTTGGACAGTTTTAATAGAAAGAAATAGGAGAATAAACAATGGCTCAGAGTTTTGATATCAATAACTTCAAATCGCAACTTACATATGGAGGCGCTAGACAGTCGCTATTCAGCGTACAGTTTACTAATCCAGCAACTACAGTTGCCGACATTAAGGTGCCTTTCCTTGTAAAGGCATCTTCTATTCCAGAAGTTTCACTCGGAAACTATCAAGTTCCTTATTTTGGTCGTAAAATCAATCTAGCGGGCGACCGTCAGTTTCAGCCATGGCAAGTAACTGTAGTCAACGATGAAGACTTTCTAATTCGTGACGCCTTGGAGAATTGGTCAAATGCGATCAACTCTCTACAGACCAACATTCGATCTGCTGGATTTAATGATACATTAGCATACAAATCTACTGCTATTGTAAACCAGTATGACCGTCAAGGTAATACAATTCGTACCTATACATTCGATGGCATTTATCCACAAGATATCACTGCTATTGGTCTAGATTGGAATGCAACTGATCAGATTGAAGAGTTCAATGTTACATTCCAATATGATTACTACAATGTTTCTGGTACAACATCAACACTATCTACACAATAATGACATATAAGTAGATTATAAAACGTCTACTAAGGAATTGTAATGGTAAAGTTATTTGGTTGGGAATTCAAGAGAGAAGAAGAACAACTAGACATCCCATCATTTGCTCCTAGAGAGACAGATGATGGGGCTCTAGTTGTTTCTGCTGGTGGTACTTACGGTACGTATCTCGACTTAGAAGGTTCTGCTAGAACTGAAGCCGAAATCGTTGCCAAGTATCGCGAAATGTCTATTCAGCCAGAAGTAGAACTGGCGGTTAATGATATCGTTTCGGAAGCGATTGTTAAAGAAGACAATAAAAAGATTGTCGAAATCAATCTAGACGATCTAGAATATGCCGACAATATCAAAGAACGCATTTCTCAAGAATGGGAAAAAGTTTCAGAGTTATTTGATTTTAATAACTACGGCTACGAAATCTTCAAGCGTTGGTACGTTGATGGTCGTCTATACTACCACGTGATGATCGACATCAATGATCCTCGTTCAGGCATCAAAGAACTACGCTATATTGACCCACGTAAGATCAGAAAGATCCGTCCAGTCAAGCGTGTTCGTAAAGGTCAGATTTACACTAACGTAACAGACTCAGAGTTCTACATGTATAATGAACGCGGCTTCAAAGGCGCTTCTGCTACCGGTATGGACAATCAGGGGCTACAGATCGCCAAGGACTCAATCGTCCACGTCACATCTGGTGTGGTCGATAAAGATAATAAAATCGTCCTTGGCTATCTACACAAAGCAATCAAGCCACTTAACCAGCTTCGTATTCTAGAAGACGCTACGGTCATCTACCGTATCTCTCGTGCGCCAGAGCGTCGTATCTTCTCAATCGATGTTGGCAATCTACCAAAAATGAAAGCCGAGCAGTATGTTCGCGACATCATGGTCAAGCACAAAAACCGCTTGATCTACGATGCCACGACAGGCAACATTCGTGATGATCGTAAGTTTATGACGATGCTAGAAGACTTCTGGTTCCCTCGCCGTGCTGATGGTGGTGGTACTCAGGTTACTACATTGCCTTCAGGTCAGAACCTAGGCGAACTAGCCGACGTTGAATATTTTGAAAAGAAACTTTATCAGTCGCTAAACGTTCCTGTGTCTCGCATGATCAGCGACTCTGGATTCAATCTAGGGCGTTCATCTGAAATCAGCCGCGATGAGTTGAAGTTTCAGAAGTTCATTCTTCGCCTTCGTACCAAGTTTGCAGAACTATTCTACAAGACACTTGAAAAGCAGCTTATTCTAACTGGTGTTATTTCAGACGTAGACTGGAAAGACATTCACAATAAGATTCACTTTGACTTTCAGGTTGACAACTACTTCGCAGAGTTGAAGCAAGCTGAAATCATTACAAACAGAATCAATACACTTGCTCTAGTTGATCCATATGTTGGTAAGTATTACTCAGAAGAGTGGGTACAGAAGCAGATCCTACAGCTATCAGATGATGATATTGCACAGATGCAGATTGAAATGCAAGAAGATGTAGAGAAGAACTTTGAGTTGCAGAAACAACAAATGGAACTTCAAGCACAACTTCCTCAGCCACAAATGCCTGATGACGGATCTGGTGCACCAGCTGGACCTCCTGGACAACAACAAAGTGGGCCAGAAGAACCTCAGCTAAGTCAGTAATACTATAAATATAAATAAGAATAATCAAAAAGTGGAGAATATTATGTCAGACTATGATTCATCAGATATCGTTAACTTTGCTATTGACGGTAATATCGTCGGAGTTCAAGCAGCCGTTGATTCTATTCTAAAGGATCGCGTTGCAGAAATCCTAGACGATAAGAAGATTGAAGTAGCAAAGAAGTTTTTTAACACAGAGGACTAATATGGCTGACCAAGACAACAAATCAAAGATGGCGATTCCAAATCAGCCTAAGGACTTGGCTCGTAAACTAGTCAAGGCTCCTGCTGAAGACATTGCCAACTACGTTCTTGGTGATGCAGCTAAAGCTGGCATTAAGAAGTTTGGTGCAGCACATCCAACACTTAGATGCAATCAGCCAAATATGTCTCCAAAAGAAAATGAAGACACTTTTGATGGTGGTAGCGTAAAAGATGATACAACTCGCCGCGCCGACTATGAAACTGGCCAAGACGAAGCTGCATATCGTAACGGACATGGCGAAACAAACAAAGAAAAAATCAAAAAGAAAGTTGCCGAATCTGTAGTTGCTATGGCTGCACGTAAGGTAAAGGTAGAACCAGTCAATGCACAAAAGAAAGGTGCAATGTCTACGCATGGTTCAGAGCATGAAACCTCAGAAGTTGCTGGTGATGATACATCAGAACCGCAACAAAAGAAGCATCATGTAAAGATTCCACCACAGGTTGTTACCAGCGAAGCGTATCTATCAGAACTAGGTGAGCCAATGGCTCCTGCTCCAGCAACTTCAGACATCCCAGGTTGGTCAGGTCAATCATCTTCATCAGATCAGCCAGGAATGGGCAAAGACGGCAGCAACAAGAACACAGATTCAGATGCTGGCGACGATGACAGCGACGAAGGTGCAGACGAAACTGTAACTGCCGCTCGTGACAATCTTGAAGTGATTGCTACACAAGCCGCCGAACTATACGAAAACATTGAAGACAACGCAAAGCTTCCTGATTGGGTTCTAGAAAAACTAGAACTAGCCAAGAACTTTGTCAACTCAGTCGCAAAGCATATCTCGGACACTAAGGACGAAGATAGTGACGATGAAGACGATGACGGTTCAGAAAACAAAGACAACACCGATACAGCAAAGCCAACTGCTTTCAAAAACAACGGTGAGCAAGCACTAGCTAAAGAAGAAGTCCTATCAGCTAAAGCTGGTCGCGCAGGCAAAGACTTGGGCAAACCAGGCAAAAGCTTTGCTATGATTGCTGCTAAAGCTGGTAAGAAATACGGTTCAAAAGAGAGCGGCGAAAAGGTTGCTGGTGCAATACTCGCTAAGATTCGCAAAGCACACGGAGTAAAGTAAGATGAAACTCATTTGCGAAATGCTAGACAGCAAACTTGATGTTCTAAAAGAAGCCACTGAAGGTGGCAAGAAGCAATATCATGTTGAAGGTGTTTTTCTCATGGGTGATCGCCCTAACAAGAACGGTCGTATCTATGAGTCAAAAGTTCTTGCTAAAGAAGTCGCTCGTTACACAAAAGAACTTATTGAAACAAATCGCGCATACGGTGAACTAGGTCATCCTGCTGGTCCATCAATCAATCTAGATCGTGTTTGCATGATGATCAAGTCGCTTCGCCAAGAAGGGTCAGACTTCATTGGTAAAGCAAAGATCACAGAAACACCAATGGGATTGATTGTAAAGAATCTTTTAGATGAAGGCGCAAACTTAGGCGTTTCATCGCGTGGCATGGGAACACTAAAATCAGTCGATGGCATCATGCGCGTTCAAGATGACTTTATGCTTGCCACTGCTGCTGATATTGTTGCTGATCCTTCCGCACACAATGCATTCGTTCGTGGCGTAATGGAAAACGTTGAATGGGTTTATGACGTTGCTGCTGGTTCTTGGAGAGCCGCAGAGAAACTAGAAGAAACCAAAAAAGAACTAAAGAAGATGTCGATGACGGAGATTTCTAATAATCAAATGCGTCTTTTCGAAAACTATCTAAGTTCTCTCGCGACGAAAACATTTTTATAAATAGCATATAGTAAATAAAAGGAAGCAATAGTCATGGAAGAAAAGACCATTCAAGATAAGGATCTTCGCGATATCGCAGAGAAGGCAGCCCGACATGCACATAAATCTGGCATGTCAAAAGAAGAAGCCCATCAGCATATCTATGATGAAGTAGAAGATGCTAATGAAGGTCATCCACACGCTGCTGCTGTTGCTCACGGAAAACGCCACTACGCAAAGGTATGTTCAATGAAAGAAGAAAATCTACAAGAGTTCGCCGCTTCCGATGGTATCAGCCACACAGCCGATCCACTAGGTAAGGATGGTCATAAAGGTCGTGATGCTGATAAGCTATCAGGTGGTCAAGAAGCAATGCCACAGTTTGCTACTAAAGCAGAAGCTATCAATGCTCTTATGGCACACGTTTCAGGTATGCCAACACAGAAGATCGGTGATATCTTCAAGGGTCTAACCGACGACAACTTCAAGCACGATGCATCAAAAGCCAAAGCTACTCGCCGTAATCCTGGTGCAATGGCCAAGGACGATATGTCAGACGGCGAAACTATCGCACAAATGCATCTCTCACCAACATCAGCTAAGGGTTCATCGGCCGCTACTATCGCTGCTGAAGACCTAGACATCATGTTTGGTGGTGAAGAACTATCAGAAGAAGTACGTGAAAAAGCACGTACCATTTTTGAAGCGGCTGTTAATGCGCGTCTATACGCTGAAGTTGCCCGCATCGAAGAAGAGTTTGAATCAAATCTAGTTGAAGCCCTAGCAGACAAGATTGAACAACTATCAGAGAACGTTGACAAGTATCTCTCATATGCCGTCGAACAATGGGTTGCAGATAATGAGATTGCTATTGAATCAGGTCTAAAGGCTGAAGTCGTTGAAGGCTTCATTCATGGTCTTAAGGATCTATTTGAACAAAACTATGTTGATATTCCAGAAGACAAAGTTGATGTTATCGAAGAACTATCACAGCAAGTGATTGATCTTGAAAGCCGCGTCAACTCAGTTGTTAAAGAAAATGTTGAGTTGAAGGATTATGTCGATTCTCTAGAAGTTGATAGAGTATTCGCAGAAGCAGTTGATACACTTCCTCTAACACAACAAGAAAAGCTTCGTTCACTTGTTGAAGGCATCGAATATTCAGACGTGACTGAGTTCACTAAGAAGCTTGGTGTAATCAAAGAGACCTACTTCCCAACTGAAGGTGGAAAGAAAACAGTCGCTTTGACCGAAGCAACAGACTATGAAACTGATGACGATGATCATTCAGACGTATCTGGACCAATGTCAGTATACATGAGAGCAATTTCGCAATCTGCAAAAAAGTAAAAATATAAATAACTGTAACCCAAATAGAAAGAAAAAGGGAGAACACAATGTTACTCAACGAACAGATCCAATCAAAGTGGGGCCCAGTGCTTGAACATCCTGATCTTCCAAAGATCCAAGATGCACACAAGCGTTCGGTTGTTGCACAGCTACTTGAAAACACCGAAACCGCTCTACGCGAAGCTGGTGCCCAAGGCTCAATGCAGTCACTTCTAGAAACTTCAGACTCAGCCCCAACTAACGTTTCAGGTGGTTCACTAAACTACGATCCAGTGCTTATCTCACTAGTTCGTCGTGCGATGCCTAACCTAATCGCTTATGACATCTGCGGTGTTCAGCCAATGACTGGTCCAACTGGGCTAATCTTCGCTCTACGTCCACAGTATTCAAACCAGGCTGGCAACGATGCGTTCTACTACGAACCAAACACTGCCCAGTCATCATACTACGGCTCAAACGCTTCTATCACTGCTAATACAACTGTTGGTAACACACAGGTTGTCGGTGGTGCTTCAAGCGATCTTGGTGGCGTCTATGGCGTTTCAAACACTGTCATTGTTTCAGGTAACTCACAGACCTACAACTTTGAAGGTGGTATGCAGACCTCATATGCTGAACAGCTAGGTTCAACCACACTAGGCAACGATTTTGCTCAGATGGCCTTCTCAATCGATAAGGTTACTGTTACTGCAAACTCACGCGCTCTAAAGGCTGAATATTCAATCGAACTAGCCCAGGATCTAAAAGCAATCCATGGTCTAGATGCAGAAACAGAACTTTCAACCATTCTTTCTGCTGAAATCCTTGCTGAAATCAACCGTGAAGTCGTTCGTACAGTTGTTCTAACTTCAGCCCCAGGTGCTGTTGATACTACTAACCCAGGCGTATTCGACCTTGACGTTGACTCAAACGGCCGTTGGTCAGTTGAAAAGTTCAAGGGCCTAATGTTCCAGATCGAACGTGAAGCTAACGCTATTGCCAAGGCAACTCGTCGTGGTAAAGGTAACATCCTAATCTGTTCATCAGACGTTGCTTCTGCTCTACAGATGGCCGGTGTTCTTGACTACGCTCCTGCTCTAAACAGCAACAACCTCCAGGTTGACGATACAGGCAACACCTTTGCTGGTGTCCTAAATGGTCGCATTCGCGTCTATATCGATCCATATGCTGGTGGTAACTACGCCGTTGTCGGTTACAAGGGTTCATCAGCATTTGATGCTGGTGTGTTCTACTGCCCATACGTTCCACTACAGATGGTTCGTGCAGTTGGTCAGGATACCTTCCAGCCAAAGATCGGGTTCAAGACACGCTACGGCATGGTCGCTAACCCATTCGCTGCTGGTGCAATCAACGGTGCTGCTTCAACTACAACTGGTGCGCTCGTTCAAAATCAGAACGTTTTCTACCGTCGTTTCGTTGTTGCGAATATCATTTAAAAATACACTTTATATAAATACTCTTGCGAGAGTATTCTAAAGTAGCACTAATGCTCCCGCGATAACATCAAGGGAGCATTTTTGTATGCAGAAATATGGTTTCGTTTACATTTGGTTTGATCGTAAGCACAAAAGATATTACATTGGTTCTCATTGGGGCAAAGAAGATGACAGCTACATCTGTAGTTCTACGTGGATGAGAAACTCCTATAATAGAAGAAAGAGGGACTTCAAACGCAGAATCATCATCAGAGTATATACAAATCGTCAAGATTTGTTAAACATAGAACATGAATATCTAACGATGATACCAGACGATCAACTTGGCAAAAAGTATTACAACTTAACAAAACATTTAAACGGACATTGGACAACAGAGGAAGATAAAATAAAAACAGTAGGTCAAAAGATATCAGAAGCCAAAAGAGGCAAATCAAACGGACCTAGATCACAGGAAGTAAAAGATAAAATCAAAGAAACTAAACGTTCTCGATCATACATCAAAACACCAGAGATGCTTGTTAATATGAGCAATGCACAAAAAGGCAAAAAGCAATCAGAAGAAACCAAGAGAAAGAAATCTGAATCTTTGAAACTTGCATACGCTGAAGGCAGAAAGCAACGTGGCAATACACCAGGATACAAACAGATTAGAAAATCAAAAGTCGAATCTACATAAGTAATCTATAACATAAAATATATTACAAACCTTCGGGGGGAATCGAAAGGTTCCCCCCCTTTCTTTATGTCTAATGATCTGTTGATATAAATACAGTATCAAATGACTTATGCGTGTATTAGGAGATTTTCATGACATTTAAAACACCAGCAAACAATTCTGTAATTCAGCCAGTAGGTATCTCATCTAAACCAACTTTTGGTTCGATGGACAATCTAGGGCGCGTTCGCACTTCGCGTCACCAGAATATTTACGAAGCAGACTTTGAATATGGCGCGCAGCCAATGCGCTGGGAAAACTATGTTATTAGTCCATCTAGCAACTCTTCTATTCAGCAACTACCAGGCTCTGGTGGTGTTCGTATGCGCCTTGGTACAGCAGGTGGTGATGTAACTATTCGCCAGACACGCCCATATCACCGTTATCAGCCAGGCAAGACTATGATCATGTCAACTGCTTTGAACTTTGGTACAGCACAAACAAATCAGCGTCAGCGCGTAGGTTTCTTCGATGATGGCAATGGTGTATTCCTGGAACAAGGTGATCCTGTGTATGCAAACTCTATTACGGCATTTACCGGTAACAGTACAGCAAACTCAAATCTTATTACTGGTTTGTCAAGCACTGCTACTATGTACATTGGTATGCCAGTAACTGGACCAAACATCAATCCAAGTGTTACTGTTAAAGATACTAATGGAACATTAAACATTCCATATACAACAGTTGTGCAAAATATCATCAATAGTACCGCAGTTGCTATCAGTTCACCAACAACTTCAACGACAACTGGTACCAGCTATCAGTTCACAACACAAGCCAATCCATTTGGTATGTTTTGTGTTGTCAGATCAGATGTCAATCAAGCAGGTGTAGTAAATCACGGCACCAACTCAGGTGTTCCAACAGACTATCGCGTTCCTCTTCCAGCATGGAATGGTGATCAGGCTACAATCAACTCTCTTGATTGGTCGCGCATTCAGATGGTCTGGCAAGAATATACTTGGTACGGGGCTGGTATGGTACGCTGGGGTGTAGTCATCAATGGTGAATGGGTTGTTCTGCATTACATCGGTTTCGGCAATAAAGGTCCGATCAATACGACAAATCCACAAACTGGAAACATTGTTATTCCAGCACAAGAAAGCCCATGGTCACGTACTGGTAACCTTCCAGTTCGTTATGAACAGCGCAATCTTGGCGTAACTGCTTCACAGAATGATATGTTCCACTATGGTGTTTCTGTTGTTATTGAAGGTGGTCAAGATGACCAACGCGGATTTACTTATCCGTATGGTATGTCAAACACTGCACCTAAGAGAACGGTTTCTGGATCTACTGCTCGTTATCCTGTTCTTACTATGGCCAGTCGCCCTATGGCAACTATTGAAATGAGCGGCAACGGAACATACAATGCCATCAACTCAACAAGCACAAACTCAACACTTTATTTTACAACAGCAAATACCTCATTTGATGGTGTTCAAACATCATCATTGATTGGTAACTATACTTCTGGTAATAATATTGTTGTTATCACTTCTGGTAGTACAGCAAACGTTTATGTTGGGCAAACTGTTACATCAAACTTAACGGGCATTCCTGCTACTACAGTAACATCTTTTGTGAACACAACAGCATATACAATGTCTGCTCCTGCTACAGTAACACAGACTGGCGCTCAGGTCAATACGTATACTAATAATACACTTACTGGTCGTCACATTTACTTCCCTGCACAAGGAACAAGTAACACAGGGTTAACTGGACGTATCACTTCAAGTAACTCAACAGTCATTACATATGGCAATATTATCACTGGTGCACCTATTGCAAATACTGCATCCATGACTGGTACTCCTTTCCAGATTGGTTTAATCAATCGTGGTCAGCTACTACCAAAGAAGATGTATCTATCAGCCGATGCTCAGTGTATTGTTGAGTTGATTACGTCA